GTGCTGGCCCGACTTGGCGGACAGGCTGGAGCGGGCGATGGCCTGCAGCTGTTCGCCGAAGCTGCGGAAGTGCTTGTCCGGCTGATAGGCGAAGCCGGTGGCGGCGCGGGCGGAACGCACAGCGCCGCTCCACTGGCGCGCCATGTCGGCGCTGTAGGAGGCGCCGGAGAGCAATTCGCCGCGCACGCCGAAATTGCGGGCGTTCCTGCCCGACGTAGCGAAATTGTCCATGTCGACCGCGTCAATCGCGGCGGCGCCTTCGCCGACCGGGCGGGCGAGCGAGGCCGAGCGGGCCTGCGCAGCCACGGCGCGGGCGATCTGCCCTTCCAGATCGGTGATTTCCTTTTCCTTGGCGTCGAAAGCGCGGGCGTCGGAAATCACCGCGTCAGAGTTCAATTCGTCGGTCAGCAGGCCGAGTTTACGGCGCAGCTCAGCGAGCTTTTCCATTTAACAGGCTCCATCTTGGATAGGGGCGCCTCACGGCGTTCCGGGATACGGCGTCGTCACGACGCTGCGGTCAGCTTGCCCAAGGCTCCGAAAGGGCTATCCGCCGTGAGGCGGAATGGGGAATTAGGATGTTGCTCCGAGCCTGCGCTGGCGCGCGGCGGCCTTGCGGGCGCGACGGGCGCGGGCGTCGTCAGTGTCGACGTCTTCGGAATCGTCCGGGTTTTCCGGATCGTCTCCGTCCGAATTATCGTCGGTCAGCAGGCCGTTGAGCGTGTTGACTGCGGAGGTGGCGTGGCCGTGCGCTTCCTTGACCTTGTCGCGCGAGGCTTTCGACAGGCGCTTGCCCTCGCGGATCAGGCCGAGACCGGAGAGCGCCGTGCGGACCGCGCGGGCGACCTTGCGCTCGATATCGGCGGGGTCTTGCGTGCCCTGGATGTTTTCGGCGGTCTCTTCGGCGGCGACGGCGGCGATGATGCGGTTGCCTTCATCGACCCAGGCGCGCATGCGGGCCGGGTTGGGCGAGCCGTCCTGTTCGTCGCTCGCCTCCTGCTCCATGCGGCAGCAGACATAATCGGCATAGCCGAGCAGGTCGCAGAGCATCGACAATTCATAGAGGCCGCGCGTGCGGAAATCCTTGGCGGTGGTGCGGATTTTCGCCGCGAAGGCGCGGGCCGCGTCGTCGGCGTCTTTGGTCATCTGGGCCTCATAGGCGTCGAGAATGGCGCGGGCTTGCTTGGTGGCCTCTTCCGCGACGTCTTTCACGTCCGGCAAGCGGGTGGCGGCGGCGCGGACGCCCGAGGCGACCGCGACCAGTTTGCCGTCGACGATGTCGGCGAAAGGCTCCTTGTAGGAGCCTTTTTCGTCCGGATTGCCGACGTCATAAAGCAGGAAGCCCATGGCCGCGCGGCCGCTGTCGATTTTTCCGTCGGCGGTCGCGGCCTCGATCATGCGGTCGGCGGCGGCAGCGCCATCCCAATCGGCGGTGTGGTTGATGGCGAGGCTGTCGGACGCAGCACACTTCCAGTCGCTGGAATTGGCGGCGCGTTTATGGGCTGGGCTTGGCATGCGGGCCTCGTTGCGGAGTTGTTCGAGATCGGCGCGCGGGATCATGGCGAAGCCGCCGCTGTCGAGCATTTGTTCCGCCCAGCGGAACATCGGGCCGGTATCGATGCCAGCGGCGCGGGCCGAGACCAGCGCGGTGGGCAGCGCCGGGACGGGAACCTGGCTGATTTCGAGCAGCTCGACACGGCTGAAATTGAGTCCGCCGGGACGGGCGCGATCGTTGGCCGCCGTATAGGCGAGCGGGATCCAGCCGGTGGACGTCGCGTTGAGATAGCCGCCCTTGGTCAGGCGGAAGACAGTGTCGGCGAATTCATATTCGTCGCGCTCGGCATATTGCACCGCGCCGACGAGCTGGCCGGCGGCGTTGGTGCGCAGGT